TTAGAAACATTGTATATGCGACCAGGATATACTGTGTTATTAGAATTTGGAAGAAATACATATTTTGAAGATGGTAAATTAAATCCAATAAGATATAAAGATGACTTTTTTACTCAGCAAAATGTTGATCTACATTCTTATTTAAATGATTTACATAAACGATCTACAGACTCTAAAGGCCACTACGATTCATTATTTGGATATATTACTAATTATGCATGGAATGCTCGTGGAGATGGTGGGTATGATTGTAAAACCGAAATTATATCTACTGGTGAGATATTAGAATCATTAAAAGTAAATTATAGTGTTGGATTAGTAGATTTTACATCATTAGTAAATTCCTTATCCACTACATCTTCAGGATCTACAGTTAATACTAGTGTCAATCCAAACGTTGTTGCAACTAAATCAAATCTCCCCAAATTTACAGGACTACTTCATGATCCGATAAATTTATATAATGGGGGAAATATTAAATACGAGCGATTAATAAGTTATAATAGAATAAATGAAGAATATTCACAGAATATATTATCAGGATTAATATATGAAACTTTTAGATTATGTAGTATAGCATCTGGTGTAGCTGCTGCTGCTCCTATTATAAACGCAGGTGCAGGAAATATTACAATTCCTAATGTAACAACTAAACCATTATATGGTTCGCCCAATACTGTAGATTCATTAAAATTTTACGAAAGTATAAATCGCATAGTATCAAGAAGTATAGATTACGCTATAATTGATTATGTATCAAACAATGAAGATCCAGATTATAAAATTATAAAAAGTGATATTTTATCTTCTGATGTTTATATTACTTTAGAAAGTTTTGTAGAATTGCTTAACACATATATAATTGCTGTTAACCCAGATAATTCAAACTCCCCCTTAACATCATTATCTGTTAAAGATAGGGGGTATTTAGGGAAAGGAAACGAACCATTATATTGTTTATATAATACATTAATGACATCTGTTGATCCTGATGTTTGCTTAATAAATAATGATACTTGGCTAACTATATTATCTAATATTAGTATTGATACTAATTGGATAGAACCTACACCACAAGAAGTAGGTAAAATAACTGGGTTTATTGTAAATAATCCTATAAAAAATTTAGTTGTAGAGGTTTTAAGAAAATTAATTAATGACTCTAATTTTAATATGTTTAAAACTCAAAATATTTTAGAATTAATAGGAAATAAAGGAGCATCATTAAAAATTAAACCTGAGGAATTTGCTAAATTATTTAATGAGCATTATATTTGGGTAAGAGGAGGTTTTGAAACAATAAAAAGAGCCGCTAATACTTATACTTTTGCAAATTATCCATTACCTGATAAACCATCTGACCTTTCAGAAAGTATTCTAAAAGCAAAAGGTAAAGAATTTGTTCAGTATTTTAAAAATGTTTTTGATGATAATTCACCGGGTACAGTTAATGATTTAGTTTTTATAAAAGGGAGTAAATGGGGTCCTTATGCTAAAGCAGTATATGAATATAATGTATCTAATTTACAACCAATAGATGATTATGTAAATCAAAATACAAAATTAACTGAAGATCTTATAAAAACAAAAGAAGCAACAAACCAAATCACTACATCAGCTAGTTTATCTGGAAGATGGTGGATGGAAAAAGTTTTTAAAAGATTAAAAAAAGATTTTAGAGAAAAAAGTGGTGATCATACATTTGGAACTATAGGTAATATATACTTAAATACTAAGTTTTTATATAAAATGGCTAAGGATCCATCATTACGCCAACAAGACCCATCCGGTAAAAATAGTTTATTACTACTTAATTATTTAAAAGCAGTACTACAAGAAGTACAGATATCATTAGGTAATGTTAATAATTTTGAAATTCATATTGATGATAGGGATGGAATTGGCCGTATTATAGATTTAAATTATGTTAATTTAAATAAAAATGACACACCATTTACTTTTGAAATAGGAAGTAATAAATCAATCATAAAGGACTTAAAATTAGAATCACAAATATTTGCTAATCAAGCATCTATGATTGCTATTTCAGCCCAAGCAGATGCGGGATCATATGGGTTAGATAATAGTACATTAGTATCATATAATACTGGCATAACGGATAGAGTTATTCCTAAAAAAGATTCACCAATATATTCATTAGGAGGCGCAATTGTTAATAAGGGAGTTCAAATAGTTAATTTTACATCAGCATTATCAGTACTAGCAAAATTCTTTAATACATTTAGAGGAGATGTAAATATTAATACTCCTGGAAGATTTGAAGCTAAAGATGCTATAGCTAATAAAGATGCATTAAAAGAAATTATTAACTTTTTCACTTCAGTTAAATCTACCGGAAATAAAAATAAATCCTTTCTACCTACTAAAATATCATTAACATTAGATGGGTTAGCCGGATTTATAATTGGAAACTTGTTTAATGTTGATAAAACATTTTTACCACAATCTTATAAAGGAACAATTAGTGGGGTTGATGTAGGTTATATTGTTGTAAATGTAGCTCATTCCATAAATAACAATGTATGGGATACAACATTAGAAGGGTATCCATTTGTTATTCCTAAAGAAGAAAGGGATGATACCGTAAAAGATTATGATATAAAATTAATAGTAGATTATGATCCATTAACAAATGAAAAAACAGTATATTCTAAATCTACTGTAGATAGTGCATTAAATGAGTTAAAAGCCCTAAATTTAACGGGAGATTGGGTAAAAATAGCATCCACTTTAATATCTTCAATGGAAGGATTTTTAGATAAGGCTAAAATAGATCAAACTAAATATCGTGGGGGGTATGGAAGTGATAAAATAGTTATTAATGGTTCTGTTTTAGATGTAACAAAAGATACAACATTTACTAAAAAACAAGCTATTGATACTTTAGAATATAGTATTAAAAGTATATACGCCCCAATAGTTATTAAACAGATTGGACAATTAATATGGAATAAATTAAAAGATACACAAAAAGCAGCATTAGTGAGTTACGCGTATAATGTAGGATCGTTACGAGATAATATTGTTATATCTTTAAAAAGTGGGGATTATTATGCGGCATCAAATTATATTCGTAAAGGTCCTATCACTGCCGGTGGTCAAGTATTAGAAGGATTAATAAAAAGAAGAAATAAAGAAGCTGAAGTATTTAATAGATAAAATGTCAAGAAAACCAAGATCATTAATAACAGTAAATATTCCCGCTAAAGATGGGGAGTTTGTATATGCTGATAGCGGATTACCTTATTCAGGAAAATATCATATAATAAGTGGTGTTGCTTATGCTGGTGAAAACGATAAATCTTACCCACAACCAGTTCCATTAGATGAAGTAAGTGCAAAATTTAATCCTTTTGCTAGTATTATTGCTTCTGTAGGATTAGGAACCGCAGCTTATAATCTAGTTAAACAAAATGTAGATAATGCTAAAAATTTAGCTGAAAAATATATTCCTTCTAAGCCAAAACAATCTAATGAAGTACAACTTAGATCTGGAATATACTATTTTGCAAAAAAAACTAATGATCCTAATAATATTATTAAAGAAATAAAAGACGAGGAATCAAATAAAAATACTATAACATCATTACAACGAGACCCATTATATAAAATAACCGCAATTAACTTTTCAATTCCTGATTTACAACAACAAATTGAAGAAGGGGATAAAATAATACCAGGACTAAAAACGTTTGTTAATTTGTAGTTTCTTAACTACATTCATTAAAAAGGTTATACTATGTTTTATATTATTGAAAAACAAGATCAATTAGATCAGTTACATATTGGTGAAGATACATTCATTCATATAATTCCAACGAATGAAAACTACCATCCTGCTTTACAAAACATTAGCTTAATTTATGTTCGGTGGATTAAAGGCCATAAAGGATATATTCTGTGTGTCAATCATTCAGAATCATTATCGTTATCAATCACCGATATACTCGCTAAACTATCTAAAGTCAATAATCTATACACATTAGATAAGAAAGCGGTGTTACACCATTTCCCTACGTTGTCTCCTCAATTAATTGATGTGCAACTGATTAATTCATATCAACATTTTCAAGAAATTAATATTGAACAATACGAATCAAAAGTTGAAACGGATTTTAAACGTAAATACTATACTGAAGCACCATCAACATTAATTCCTATAGCAAAACATTACGAAAAATATGAAAACATATATGATCATATTGAACAAACTATAAATAAAATTAGTGAGGATTTAGAGCCATATGCATTTTTAAATCACTACGTTGCTCCATTATTTTATAATATTGAAAAACAAGGTATTAAACTATCAAAAGAACCATTCATTGAGCACTTTAAAACATTACCTAACCCTAAATTTTCAATATCTAAAGGTAAAATATATACACAGTATAATTTAAATACATTAACTGGCAGACCATCAAATGCATTTAATGGGATTAATTTTGCTGCTTTAAATAAAACAAACGGTGAACGTGCTGCCTTTATTCCTAAAAACGATAAGTTAGTTGAGATTGACTTTAAAGCATATCACCCAACTATTATCGCTAGATTAATTAATTATGGTTTTACTACATCTAGTATATATGAATTTATATCAAATTTCATTCCTGGTTCAACACCTGAAACTATCAAAGAATTAGTATTTCAGCAGTTATATGGTGGTATTAAAAAAGAATATCAAGATAAAACATTTTTCAAATACGTGTATGAATATACAAATAAATTATGGAATGATGCTGATAATGGTGTGATTGGTACACAATTCGGTAAGCGTTTCACTAAAGAAATGATTGAAAATCCAACACCACAAAAGTTACTTAATTATATTGTACAAAATACCGAAACTATATTTAACGTAGTTCAGTTTTCAGCTGTGGTAAATTTACTTAAAGATAAAAATACAAAAATTATACTATACACATACGATTCTATATTATTGGATTATGATTCGTCAGAGAATTTATTAGATAGCATAACTTCACTACTAAAATTTAATTACTCCACGAAGTCTGGACACAACTACGCAGAAATAGAATAAACCGTATATTTATGTTGGACTTAAGTTACGATTTATTTAATAATACATTTTTAATGGCTAATAAGCTATTCTGCACATTCACGGCTCCTGAAGAATTAGACAATACTCTAAATACTTTAACGACTAAATATACTATTTTATATTCTAAAATATTTGTATTAGAATCGCTGTCGACTGAAGAATATGTTTGCACTTATAATATAGATACATTTAATATGGAGCAACAATCAGTGTTACCTAACACAATATTGCTACATCGTAAAAAAGAGTCAAATACGTTATATACAATAAATGCATTAAACGCATTAATAAAGTCTTTAAACAACGGTATATTAGATACTAATTTCCGTATTACCTGGTTGGATTATAAAAATTCAATCTTATTAATTCAAAGTAATGATTTAAATATCATTCAAACAAAAATCCACAGAATAATTAATCTGTAGGATTTCTCAATTACATTTACTGAGTACAATTTTTAAAACTTAAATAGTTATATTATGGATTTAGCTTTATTAAAGCAAAAATTAGGTAATCTTAACGCACCCAAAAACAGTGGTGGTAAGACTTACGAAAAAATCGACTACACGAAAGTGTTCTGGAAGCCTCAGGTAGGCAATTATACGATTCGCATCGTACCCGCAAAAGCGAATAAGCAAAACCCATTCAAGGAAGTATATTTCCACTATGGATTTGCTAAAGGACCAGTATTGGCTCTAAACAACTTTGGAGAAGCAGATCCAATCATGGAATTTGCAGCAAAATTACGTCAGTCAAAAGATCGCGACAACTGGGCATTAGCCAAGAAGTTAGATCCAAAGATGCGTGTATTTGTTCCTGTTATTGTTCGTGGCGAAGAGCATTTAGGCGTTCGTTTATGGGAATTTGGTAAGGAAGTATACAAATCATTACTAGGATTTGCGGCTGATGAAGATTACGGTGATTTTACTGATATCCAAGAAGGATTTGACTTTAAAATCGATGCTGTACACGCTGAAGTTGCTGGTCGTAAAGTAGTTAGTTGTACATTACGTCCTCGTCCAAAAGCATCACCAATTTCTGAAGATATTAATCAGATTAATAAGTGGCTAGAAGAACAACCTGATATCATGACTATTAATCGCAAACGCGAATACAATGATATTAAGGAACTATTAGCTAAATGGCTAAACCCAGAAGCTGAAGAAGAACAAGCAGCACCTGCTGCACCGGCTCCAACACCTGCAGATCCAGTTCCAGCAGTATCACCAGAATGGGAGACTTTAGCTCAGGCACCTTCTACTGAAGATAAATCATTTAGTTTGAATACAAACTCATCAGATAAATTCGACGAATTATTTCAATAATGGCTAAAAAATCACCATCCGAGACTGTCACCCATATTTTGGGTGACAAGTCTAAATTTAACTTATCTGCATTTAAGAAATCTAAATACTTAGATCAGACTACTAAATTTAAAGAACAAAAATGGATCCCATTCACTCCAGCAGTTAAGGAAGCACTTTCCATTCCTGGTGTACCAATGGGACAAATTACAATTGCGCGTGGAGGTTCTGATACAGGTAAAACAACATTACTTATTGAAACTGCTGTTACAGCTCAGAAAATGGGTATATTACCTGTATTCATTATTTCGGAAATGAAGTGGGACTTTGCTCATGCTCAGAAAATGGGATTGGAATTAACCGCAATTCCAGACGAAGAAACAGGTGAAATAATTAATTATGATGGTTTTTTCCTTTACATTGATAGATCATCAATTGATCATATTGAAGATGTAGCAGCATTCATTTCAGACATTATGAATGAGCAAGCAAAAGGACGTTTACCATATGATTTATTATTTCTATGGGATTCAGTTGGGTCACTTCCATGTCAAATGAGTGTAGATCAAGGCAAAAATAATCCAATGTGGAATGCAGGTGCGATGGCTACTCAATTTGGTAACTTTATCAATCAGCAATTTCCACTATCACGTAAGGAAAAATATCCATACACGAATACATTCTTTGTTATTAATAAAACGGGTGTTCAGCCGGCTATGATGCCAATGGCACAACCTAAACGTACTAATAAAGGTGGAGATACAATGTATTGGGATGCGGCTGTTGTTATTACTTATGGTAACGTAACTAATTCAGGTACGTCTAAGATTAAAGCAGTTAAAGATGGCAAATCAGTAGAATTTGCTAAACGTACTAAAATAGCAATTGATAAAATTCATGCTGATTGTGGTGTAGCAACTGCTTCTACTATTATTGTTACTCCACATGGTTTTATTAGCGATACACCAAATGCAATCGCTAAATACAAGAAAGAACATGCACGTGAGTGGTTCAATGGACTAACAGATGTAGATGATCTACAAATTACTGAAGATAGCAGTGAATGGGATGAAGGCAAAAGTATTGCCCCAACAATTTCTATTGATGATGAATTAGATAATGAATAAAGATGAATTATATAGTGCTATAGAAGCTACAATTATACGTTGGAGTCTTGATGGTACTAAAACAGCAGGTTCTTTAACTAGAGAGATTATGTTACTAATCAAACAATAATAGTATGGAAGAATCATTTTGGAATACCGAAAATCCTGAAGATGAGGGATTATACATTTGTTATCTAGGACCTTATATGATGGGAGTACAATTAGGGCATTGGGATGGTAGTAAATGGTTATTTGATAATAATACAATAAGACAGGTTTTTGGTTGGATTAAAATCCCCAAGTATAAACAACAAGATAATGGATAAAGACTTCCTAAATAAATTACTCTCAGAACTAAAAGCTGATAAAAATAATTCAAAGAACGCTAGAGTACTTATTGTAGATTCAATGAATACATTTTTACGCTCATTTGCTATTATTCAGCACTTAAATCCCAACGGCCACCATGTAGGTGGTCTTGTTGGCTTCCTTAAATCGGTTGGTTATGCTATTAAGCTATACCAACCGAGTAGGGTTGTTTTAGTATTTGATGGGCAAGGTAATTCAACTAATAAAAAGTATTTATATTCTGATTATAAAGCTAATCGTACTAATATTAAAGTAACTAATTGGAAAGTATTTGGCGATAAAAAGGAAGAAAGCGAATCAATGGCTAATCAAATGGGACGATTAATTGAATACTGCACCCAATTACCAGTATCGATGATTTGCATCCCAAAAATTGAAGCCGATGATGTAATGGGATATTTAGTTAAAAAATTTGAAGCAGACCCAGAAACAGATAAAGTAACAATTATGTCTGCTGATAAGGATTTCCTACAATTAGTATCAGATAAAACTGAAATATATTCGCCAACTAAGAAGAAAACATACCGAGCTGATGATGTATTAGAAGAATATTTTGTACATCCTAATAACTTTATTAATTATAAAATGTTATTGGGGGATTCTGGCGATAACGTTCCTGGAATACAGGGATTAGGTCCTAAAAAAGTATTTAAGTTATATCCTGAATTGATGGAGTCTACTCCTATTGATCTAGATTATATGTTAAATAAAGCAAAATTGAATGAAGATAAAAATCAATTATATACTAAAATCATTCAATTTGAACGCCAATTAGGTATTAATTATCAATTAATGTCATTAAAAGATCCGAATATAGATGACGAGGATAAGCGCATCGTTGACGATGCAGTTGAAAATGCACCACCATCACTGAACATAGGTAATTTCGTTGAAATGACGGAGGATGATCAATTAAATGAGCGGGTAAATTGGCAAGGATGGTTGATAGAGAATTTTTCTTCGTTAGATTGGAAGCAATAAAAGTTATAAATAAAGGTTATAAATGACAGCACTAGATAGTTTAGATAAGTACGGGAATTCGTTTCAAACCAAAGTATTAGGTTTGTTATTAACGGATAGGAAATTTCTAGTAGATGTATCGGATTCAGTTACAGATGATTATTTTGAAAATACAGCCAGAAAATGGATTGTAACTAAATTAAATAAATACTTCGACGAATTTCATACAACTCCTACAATGGAGGCACTTCAGATCGAAGTAAAAAAAGAAGATAACGATGTATTAAAGATTGCTGTTGTTGAGGAATTAAAGGAAGCCTATAAAATGGCTGATCAAGCACATGATAAGGAATATATTGAGCAGGAATTCCTAAAATTCTGTCAAAACCAACAGATGAAGAAAGCAATTATGACATCTGTTGATTTATTAAATGATGGTGATTACGAATCAATTCGCTCATTAATTTCCAAAGCAATTGTTACATCACAAGAAAAAAATACAGGACACGATTATGAATTAGATGTAGAAGCACGTTATAGACCAGATGATAGACGTGTTATTCCCACACCTTGGCCACAGATTAATTCAATTACGCAAGGTGGTTATGGTAAAGGTGATTTAATTATATTCTTTGGCGGGCCCGGTTCTGGTAAATCATGGGCTGCGATTTCAATGGCCTTAGAAGCTGCTAAATTAGGTGGTAAAGTAGTATACTACACATTAGAATTAGGTGAAGGATATGTTGGACAACGTTTTGATGCTAATCTATTAGGAATTCCAGTTGATCAACTACCACTACATCGAGTTAAAATCGAAGATGCAACGAAAGGACTAGCAGGTAAATTAATTATTAAAGAATACCCACCAAAACGTGCATCATTAGATGATATTGAGCGCCATTTGGATCAATTATGGAATCAACATAATTTTAGACCCGATGTTATCTTTATTGATTATTTAGATTTATTAAAAAATCGTCAACGCGCTAGAAATGAACGCAAAGATGATTTGGATGATATCTACACAGATGCTAAAGGACTAGCTAAGGAATTAGGTATACCAATTGTATCGCCATCCCAAGTTAATCGTTCGGGTGCTGCTGATAAAGTAGTAGAAGGTGACAAAGCTGCTGGATCATATGACAAAATCATGATTGGTGATATTATTATCTCAACATCACGTTTACGTAAAGATAAAGTAGATAATACTTCTCGTTGGCATATTATTAAAAATCGCTATGGTACAGATGGTATTACATTCAACTGTGATTTTGAAGGATCAACTGGTATAACTCGCATTACTGGAGAGTATATTGAAGATGAAGAGTCGGATTCTCCACAACAATCTCCACAAAGAACTAAACAAGACTTTGATCACGATGATAAAGATTATCTACGAAAGAAGTTTTTTGAACTTGCGACTCCTTCTTAATTATATTTAGTATATATTGTATTTATTATAGCACCTATAAAAATTAAAATAAAATTTATGTTAAAAGTACTCAAATTTTCTGCTTCATGGTGTGGTCCTTGCAAGCAGCTTGCCCCTATATTTGATCAAGTTAAGTCAGAAGTATCTGGTGTTTCATTCCAAGATGTTGATGTAGATGCTGAATCAACATTAGCAATTAAATACAATGTAAGAGGTGTCCCTACTATTATTATTGAAAAAGATGGACAGGAAGTAAAACGTCTTGTTGGAATGCAGCAAAAACCATTATTAACTTCAACTATTAACTCGTTTAAATAATATGATCACAGATAAGCGTTTATTCTATAAGCCGTTTGAATACGACCAAGCACATGAATTTTTAAAACAACAGCAACGTGTGCATTGGTTACCCGAAGAAGTTACATTAGCGGCTGACGTTAATGATTTCAAATTAAAATTAACCGAATCAGAAAAAAATCTAATCGGACAAATATTAAAATCATTTGCTCAGACTGAAACACACGTTGAGGATTATTGGTCATCTAATGTATCGCATTGGTTTCCAAAACCAGAAATACAATCAATGGCTGTTACATTTGGTTCATTTGAATCAATTCATGCTGAAGCATACTCATTACTAAACGAATCATTAGGTTTAGATGATTTTGCCGCATTCATGGATGATGAAGAAGCTCGTAATAAAATTGAGCGATTGCAGCAAGTAAAATCAGGTACAATGGATGAAATAGCGCAATCATTGGCTATATTCTCAGCATTTACCGAAGGTGTTAATTTATTTTCATCATTTGCTATCCTAATGTCATTTCAAATGAGAAATCTAATGAAAGGTATGGGACAAATCGTTGCATGGAGTGTTAGAGATGAATCATTACATTCAAAAGCTGGATGTTGGTTATTTAGACAATTACTAGAAGAACGCCCTGAATTAAATACAATCGATTTACAGGAACGTATCAAAACAGCATGTGCAATTTCAGTAGAATTAGAATTTGCATTTATCAATAAAGTATTTGAAATGGGCGACTTAGAAAATTTAACTAAGGAGCAATTAAAGAATTTCATTCGCGCTAGAGCCAATGAAAAAATGATTGAATTAGGTTATAAACCATTATATGATGTAAATGAACGACTATTAGACGAGATCGCTTGGTTCGGTCAAATTACATCAGGAGTAGAACAACAAGATTTCTTTGCGCAACGACCTTCATCTTATTCGAAGTCGGTAGCGGATTGGTCAGATTTATAATATAAAATAATAAAAAATGAGCATAACAGTTGATACCCGCAAATGGGTTGTAGGAAAAGATTATCCCGAATGGATGGATGATATCGCATTAAGTATGATCTCTAAGGGATACTTATTATCAGATGAAAGTGTATTCGATGGTTTTAAACGTGTGTCTAAATCTGCTGCTCGTAGGTTACGTCGTAAAGATCTTCAACCATTCTTTTATGAGGCAATGGTGAAGAATTGGTTATGTTTAGCATCACCAGTACTTTCAAATATGGGTACTGAACGTGGATTACCTATCTCATGTTATGGAATTGATGTTGATGATTCTGTAGAAGGAATTGCATCAGCCAATTCCGAACTAATGAGATTATCATCTCAAGGTGGTGGTGTTGGTATGTCATTATCTCGTATTAGAGGACGTGGCGCTAGAATTAAAGATAACGGTGTAAGTGAAGGTATTATTCCTTGGGCTAAAATTTATGATTCAACGATACTTGCTACAAATCAAGGATCCGTTCGTCGTGGAGCCGCTTCATTTAATTTGGATATTAATCATCCAGACATTGAAGAATTTTTAATGATGAGACGTCCAAAAGGTGATGTTAATCGTCAGTGTTTAAATACACACCACTGCGTAATTGTTGATGATACATTTATGCAAAAAGTAGAAGATCGTGATCCGCATTCATTAAAAATTTGGGGTGAAATTTTACGTACACGTTTAGAGACAGGCGAGCCATATATTATGTTTAAAGATAATGTAAATAAAGCTAATCCTGAAGGATATAAGAAATTGAACTTAGAAGTTACAATGACGAATATCTGTTCTGAAATTGTATTATATACAGATCCATTACACTCATTCATCTGTTGTTTATCATCATTGAATTTAGCTCGTTTTGATGAATGGAAAGATTATCGTTTTGAGAATGGTATGTCTGTTCCTGAATTGATGACTTGGTTTTTAGAAGGTGTACTACAAGAATTTATTGATCGTGCTAAAAATATCCGTTTTATGGAAAATACAGTACGTTCAGCACAAAAAGGTAGAGCAATTGGTATTGGTGCTTTAGGATGGCACACATTCCTACAAGCAAAAGGTGTTCCATTTGTTGGTATTCAAGCAAATGCTTATACACGTGAAATATTCTCATTCATTGATGCCGAATCATTAAAAGCATCTAAAGATATGGCTGTAGAATATGGCGAGCCAGAATGGTGTAAAGGTACAGGCGTAAGACATTCACATAGAATGGCAATTGCTCCTACAGTATCGAATGCACACATTTCAGGTGGTGTTTCTCCATCAATTGAGCCATTACCTGCTAATATCTATAATTTAAAGACAGCTAAAGGCGTATTCATTAAAAAGAATCCAGTATTAGAAGCATTACTTGAATCTAAAGGATTTAATATTACTTCAGTATGGGATCAAATCGCTAAAGATCAAGGTTCAGTTTATGGAATACAAGAACACATTCTATCAGACGAAGAAAAAGAAGTATTTCGTACATTCAAAGAAATCAATCAATTAGAAATTGTACGCCAAGCTGGTATTCGCCAGCAGTATGTTGATCAAACAGTATCATTAAATTTATGTTTTGATCCAAACGATACACCACGTTGGATGTCAGAAGTACATAAAGAAGCACATAAAGCTGGTATTAAAACATTATATTACTTACGTACAGAATCTGTTTTACGTGGTGATAATTTAGATAGAACGGCTGCTTGTGTAGCTTGTGAAGGATAATTTTCTTAATTAAATTTACTATGTTAGACGACTTATTAAAAGAATTAAAAAATATTAGAAACGAAGTTGACAATTTAAACATTAATCAACTACCAGAAGATCAGCGAGTAGCAGCAATTAGCGCACTCGCTGATAAGGTTTTAAACACACTAGATAATGCAAATATCCCGTTACCCGAAGAACATTCAGACGATAGTGGAATCGAAGTTCCAACCAGCGAACTTTAATGTATTTTATTATTGGAGGCGTTTTAAATCACGTCAACCAATGCATAAGTACACTCCATTAGATACCCGCATTAAAAACGGTGATTTTGAAATATCGGATTATAGGCAACAAGCATTTTATGAATTGTGGTTATTAGACGAACGATTAAAAACTGAACGCAAAAAATACCCATCCCATGAAGCTTGGGTAAATCGTAGAGATATAATTGAAAAACAACAATACGATCGCTACCATAAATTAATGGCTGCGTTTGATAAAGAAGAACCCAAAATATGGGATGAACTAGTTAAAGAACTAGCCAATGATCTTAGACATTTGGGACCCGATAAATTGTCTCGTATAGATTTAATTAATGAATTAGCAGGAGAATTCGATGGTACTACTTTAGAATTCTATGAATACTTAAAAAATTATAATAAATAGTTATGGCATTAATCTCTCACGAAGTACCATTAGACTTATTAGACGAGTCATTAAAATTTAATGATTACCATTACTGTTTACCTCATCTGTTAGATAACGATAAATACTTTAATTTCTTTAAAGACGCATCTAAGCGTAGAGAATTTATTATCATGGATAATGGATTATTCGAAGGTGTATCTCATACTACTGAAGATTTAATCGAACGATTAAATGAAATTAAGCCAAATATATTCATTGTTCCTGATGCGTGGAATGATCCTGATGTAACATATCGTAATGCTAAAGCATGGATGACAGGTTATACAAATGAATTACATCGTAGAACTAAATTAATGGCTGTAGTACAAGCTGAAAATGTACCTGATGCTATTGAAATGTACAGTTCATTATCTTCAGGATTACGATATGATCACATTGCATTAAATCATTCAGGTGTGTTTTATAAAGAATTATATGAGCATCAAAACCCATTAATGAGTTTAATGATGGGACGTGTTAAATTTATTGAAAAACTAAGAACACTATCTGCATTTGCTCCAACAATACATCATCACTTATTAGGTGCTACATTACCTAACGAATTTTCTAATTATAAAGGTAAAGAATATTCATTTATCAAAACAATCGATACATCTAATCCAGTTATTTATGGTTTAAAACACGGTAAATACCCAGATGAAGTATTATTAGATAAACCAAAAGAAAAATTAGAAACATACTTTGATCAGAGATTATCGGATCAACAGATTTCTGATGTATTATATAACGTTAAACATTTTAGAACACTTTTATCATGATTACATTCAAATCATCAAAATTATTTGATGGATTCTCTACTGTATTTAGACAATGGAGAGCAGAAGGAACCCACTGTAGGTTCTTACATGGATATGCTATATCCTTTAAAGTAGATTTTGAAGGAGATTTAGACGAACGCAATTGGGTATGGGATTTCGGTGGTATGAAACGTGCTAACGGCAATATCGATGGAATGAATCCAAAACAATGGTTCGATTATTTATTAGATCACACTACAATTATTTCCGAAGACGATCCATATTTAGAACAATTTAAACAAATGTCAGATGATGGAATTATCCAGTTACGTATTTTACCTTACGTTGGTGCTGAACGTTTTGCTGAGTATTTATTTCAAAAGATCAATGAATTTGTTCAAGAAGAAACACACTACAGAGTTAGAGTAGCTAAAGTAGAAGTATTTGAAAATGGCCGTAATTCAGCTTCATACGAAGAGGAATACATGCCTATTTAATTTCTTAATTATATTTAATATAATCGGTTATCGGAACTAATCGATCAATAAATTAATACGTTCCAACTATATATTACAAATTTTATGTCTAAAAAAGCAGTTTTATCATTATCCGGAGGAATGGATTCCTCCACATTATTACTTCATTTACTTGCTAACGGCTATGAAGTTACAGCATTAGGATTTGATTATGGTCAAAAACACCGTGTTGAATTAGAACGTGCTCAATCGTTAGTTGCGTATTTGAATGAAAACAGACAGTCAGTTAAACATCAAATCATTAAATTAGATGGATTACAAAATTTACTCCATTCAGCATTAGTTACAGGTGGAAGCGATGTACCAGAAGGACATTACGAGCAAGACAACATGAAAGAAACTGTTGTACCTAATCGTAATAAAATATTCGCTTCATTAATTCAAGCAGCCGCATTATCGATTGCAACTAAAGGCGATAAGCAAGAAGTAGCAATTGCGATGGGGATCCATGCTGGTGACCATCAAATCTATCCAGACTGTCGCCAAGAATTCCGGGATGCAGATATGGAAGCATTTAAAATTGGTAACTGGGATTCTGAATTAGTTTATCATTATACTCCGTATTTGGAAGGTAATAAATTTACTATCTTAGAAGACGGATTAGCGTGTTGTGAATCGTTAGGTTTAGACTTTGATGAAGTATATAAACGTACTAATACATCATATAAACCAATTTTATTAAAAGCAATGAATCCTAATAATGGTGAAATAACGGAAAAATGGTTTTCAGATTTCAAATCAGCAGCTTCAGTAGAGCGCATTGAAGCGTTTATTAAATTAGGACGTCCTGATCCTGTAGATTATGCTTATATAATGGAAGATGGAAGTGTTATCCCTGTTAAGTGGGAATTTGCTAAAGCAGCAGTAGAAAAAGTATTAGCTGAATACATTAAATAATGGAGGAAATTAGACACATTATTAGTCATTTGTTAGGAGTGTGTGGCGATGCACACCCTAACATTTTATCTGTACTCGCTGGTGATGTGCAGTTTCTTACTTACATTCAACAAGTAATTAAATTAAAGTTTAAATGAAACGTAGTAGCTTTATTAAGTCATTAGGAGCATTAGCAGGAGCCTCATTTATACCTGAATTAAAATCTGAAAAACTAACATTACCTAATCATACTAGTAATGCTGATATGAGTATTGGAGTAAATGGTATAGAACGTATGCGAATATATTCTGATAGTAGTGTTGGAATGGCAAATATTAACCCAAATTATAAATTAAAAATATGAAATGTATTAAAAAAGACGGTGAAATCCGTAGAGTATCAGATGTAGATGCTGATAATAAAGTAAAAGTACATGGATGGGCATTCGTTCCTAAAGCCGAATGGAAAACTAAAGTACGCGATGCAAATAAGAAAACCGTTGAGGTAAATATTAATGCAGAAGTAATTATCGATAAAAAATTAGCTAAACGTTTAAAATTAAAAGAAAAACAAGATGGCACTAGATTATACTAAAACACAACCTATATTAGAAGTATATCGTTGCGTTCAAACCGAAGGTTCACTAGCAGGCAAACCACACATTATTGTACGTACTACAGGATGTACCCACCGCTGCTACTTTGGTGAAGGTGGGTGGTGTGATTCATGGTATACATCAATCCACCCAGAAAAAGGTAAATATACATTAACTGATATTAAGCAGTTCTTTTCTGACAATTGGGATATTAATCATTTGATGCTGACTGGTGGTTCGCCTACAATGCATCCTGAAATGTGTAATGAAATAATTAATTTATTTAAAGCATTACATGCTAAGAAAGGTATTGTAACTATTGAAACCGAAGGATCACATCCACTAATTACTGATCATCGTATTGATGTTATTTCATTATCACCTAAATTCTCTAATTCAATCCCAGTAATTGGTGTTGAAACACCACAAGGTAAAATTGTAGATCAGAAAATGATTGATCAACATAATAAATATAGAGAAAAATATGATGCAATTCGCCAATTATTAGCATACCATAAGAACTACCATTTTAAACCAGTATGGGATGGTACACCTGAATTGATGTATGAAATTGAAGCATTCAGAAAACGCTTTAATATACCAAAACATAAAACATGGATTATGCCTGCTGGCGATACTCGTGAAGAATTAATTAAGATGTACCCAATAGTATTAGATTACTGTACAGCACATTCATATAATTTTTCAGGACGAGATCATATCATTGCATATGGTGACAAGAGGGAAGTTTAGTATATTTATACTAAACCCTTAACTTGTTACATAATGGCAAAAGCAAAAGTTGCGGCTGAATCTCGCAAAGTAGAAATTTCAAAGAAAACACTGTTCCGTCACTCAAAAACTAAACAGTCATTTGCAAAGCAATCTAAAAATTACGTTAAAAGATATCGTGGACAAGGTCGTTAATTCGACCTTTCCTGATTATATTTAAATGTAAAAATAAAAGTTATGGCAACAGCAACACTAACATACGATTTAAACGATCCAGAAGATAAACAAGCTCATTTAAGAGCTGTCATGTCATTGGATTTAATATTAATGATGTGGAAATATGACCAGTATTTACGATCAGAATATAAACATGGTGGTAATGAAGGAGCATATGAATATAGAGAGAAATTCATTCAAATGATGAATGAATATAATATCGATTTAGATCAATTACTTTCATAAGCAATGTACGAAGTAGGACAACGCATAGTTACGGATTTAGGTGTTGGTAGTGTATTACGTGTAGAAAACGAGAGATACTACGTTATAATCGATTTTCCTGTTGATAATACACACTCATATGAAACTTGGCTTACTGACAGTGATATCCGTTATTCATTCGATACTAAAGAAGATTATAGGCGGATGCCGCCTGAAGATGATAATAGAATAACCCGATCATTAAAACCACAACGAGTAAAAAAACAAAAAACAGTATATAGACATGGACGATACGCACAAGTTTGGAGATAAATAAAAACAATTATGGATATGGATAAAATATTAAAAATTGTATTAGGTACAATACTAATAGTTGGAATTATAGCAATTACAATAGTATCAATAGGATTTAGTATGAATAATAAAGATAAACCAATCATTGCAATGGGTATAGAAAACTATGAGATTCAAACTCGTACAATTGATTCATTACATAATGTAATTGGTAATTTACAATCCGATATTAAAATATTAGAAGAAGGATTTGATTCTAGAGAACATAGATATGAAGATGTACTGTTAGATTATGAAATTGGATTATCTTATTTAAAAGATTATCATCCAACAGCATATAAAGATTTCCATAGAATTGTTGGAATGCGAGAAAGATACTCACACGAACTTGAAAAAGAAAATATTAAACATTTAAAATTATAAAAATGAAATTAAGAGAAGCAACAGCTGAACTGCACAGCAAAGCAGAGAAAATGGAATTCAACCAACGAATGTTTCGTGGTGAATTATCAACAGGCGAATATGCAAATTATTTACATCAACAATTAGCTATATTTGATGCAATTGAGTCACAATCACGTACATATCCAACATTAAATCGTGTGGATAACATTAAAGTAGATTTACTCGAATTAAATTCATCTCTAGATGTAACTGGTAGTTTACTTCCCTCAACTTTGGAATATGCTAATCATATAGCATCACTTAGCGAAAAAGAACGCCTACCACATGTTTATTTGAATTACTTAGCATTAGCCTATGGTGGCCAAATGATGAAAACTAAAGTACCAGGTTCAGGCAAAATGTATGATTTTGAAGATATGCAAGAAGCTGTTGGTAGTATTAGAGCAATTCAAAGAGACGAATGGGCAGACGAAGTAAATAAAGGATTTCAATTTATCATCAATATAGCAGATGAATTACAAAATAATACTAGATCAAACAGCTAATATTTTAGAAAATATTCTGATTGAAGATAATGGATTCGAAATTGAAACAGAAGATTTTGGGTGGGAAAACACCCGATATGTTTCTGATTCATTTCGTATAGCCCATATTGAACGCTATAGCGATAGAGCATTAGAGGTGCTACACTTTACAGCATTTCCTCAATTGAATTTTGCAGATCCAATATTCGGGTTTGATATCATATGCACTAAGGAAAAACCATTAGCAGCATTCATTGATTTATCTCCAGTTACATTTTCACCTGATAAATTCATTGATTACGAATTTAAAACACCATATCCATTACCTGAATGGGCCAATAATATATTTTCAGAACACGCAATAGCAATTAGGCCAGGTATTGAAGAAATGGTTCGATTATGTCATGAAGCTACTGATTTATTTGAGTCGTATACTGAATCAGTAGGTCTATTTGCTGACCCTAAATTAGTAGTTGAAGCACAAAATTACTATTGCGAACAACAATCTAGAAATGAACGTACATATAATGTATTAAAAGCTAAATTAGGTGAAGAACGCGCTAAATATTTTATGGGCACAGTTTTATTTCCAAAAATTCAATAATGAATAACATAGACAAACATTATCAAGCATTACTACAAGACATTTTAGATAACGGAGTAGAAAAATCCGATAGAACTGGTACTGGTACTATTTCAGTATTTGGACGCCAGATTCGCCATAAAATGTCTGAAGGATTTCCACTGCTAACAACTAAAAAGATGGCGTGGAAATCAATCGTAACTGAATTATTATGGTTTTTACGTGGTGATACTAATATTAAATTCCTATTAGATTACGATTGCCATATTTGGGATGGTGATGCATATAAGAATTATTTAGAACACACACAACATGAAGCATCTTATACAAAAGAACAATTTATCAATTTAATTAAAACTGATGAAAATTGGGCTAAAGTATGGGGTGATTTAGGCCCAATCTATGGTAAGCAATGGAGACAATGGCAGGGTTGGATGGATATGAATGGTAATGAGAAAGGTTCATTGTGGTATGACCAAATCCTACAATTAGTTCATTCTCTAAAAACAAATCCTGATAGTAGAAGATTAATGGTATCGGCTTGGAATGTAGCAGAGTTAGACCAAATGGTTTTACCACCTTGTCATTATGGATTTCAAGTTTATACGAGAGAGTTGAGTTTTGAAGAGAGATGTCAAATCCAAATCAGTAAGTTAGATGGCATTTATTCTAATGAAAAAAACATCTTTATTCATCATTTAATTGATGAACTTAAACTCAAAAGAATGAATGAAAATAACATCCCAAAAAGAACAATCTCTCTAATGTGGAATCAACGAAGTGTAGATACTTTTTTAGGATTACCATTCAACATAGCATCTTATGCATTACTATTGGAGATTATAGCAAAGGAAGTTAATATGATACCCGAAGATTTGATTGGTAATTTAGGAGATGTTCATTTATATTCAAACCACATTCATCAAGCTAAAGCACAGATATTACGTAAACCATTTTTATTACCTAAAGTAAACATTACTGAACGTAATTGGTATCAACATGAAAAAGTAAAAGAACATTTAGGACCAAAAACATTTAAAGATATTATATTATCATATCGTCCAGACTGCTTTGAATTAGTTGGATATGAATCACATTCAGGAATTAAAGCACCATTATCAAATTAAAATATGATATATAAAGTTGGAGTAGTTGTTGGTATATTCGCTATAGTATCTTTACTACATTACCTGTCTAACAGAAATTACTACAAAGTATACAAAAAGTAATATTTATACTTGATGTTAATTACAATTACACCAGACGAGCTAGAAGAAGAATTCAAAGAATCGTGGAGGATGGGATTTATTTCCCACCCTCATATTGATTACGCGACAAATGCTATTCATGCTGTATTCGAAGGTAAAGATGTTATTATATTCAAATTCCAAAAGTATGGGTGGATAAGCGATAATCGCCAAAATACATATTCCATTTCAGCCGGTAGTGCTGGAATATTAATCAAAATCACATAACATGAAAAAATTATTATTACTATTATTACTCGTATCGTTTGGTTTAACAGCACAAGATATTGTGGTAATTAAACATACAAATTACACAACACATTTTAGCAAATCAAAACGCTATCCTGTATTAGTACAATGGGAAACAACAAAAGCAATGGTAGGATGTCTAACTCCATTAAAACGTAAAGACAATTTTAAACCAGACCCACAATTAGTAGATGAAACTAATATTGCAGTTTATTATGTAAAAAGTGGATACGACAGAGGACACGTAATGCCGGCAGCAGATAATCTTTGCCAAACACAAGCAATACAAGATGAGTGTTTTTATTATTCAAACATGGTAGCACAAACACATAGATTAAATGCTGGAGATTGGAAATCATTAGAAACTGCAACTAGAAATTGGGCCGCTATTAGTTCAAAAGTTAGAGTATGGAGCGGTTCAGTTGGTGAGGCAAAGAAAATTGGTCTAGTATCAGTTCCTACACAATGTTGGAAAGTAGTTCAGGTAGCAGGTAAATGGCATGCATATCTATTTAACAATGACTTATCTCCATCAGATGGATTTGCCAATAACGAAGTTCCATTAGCACAAATAGAAAAATTAACTGGATTTACATTTAAATAATAATTTGTTTCTTAAGTATTTCCTCATTACATTTAAATAAATAAAAAGTTATGGCTGATTTTTCAAAACAATGGTGCGAAAGTTATGATCCCGAAATGCCGTGGGATTTTGATATTATTGAAGAGGCAAATAAATTAAAACCAAATTATGGTATTAGAATTATATGTGAAGGATATGGTTTTAGTGAAATTATTAAAGACAATAATAATAATATCAAATTAGGATTTTATCATGGTGAAGAAATGAATTATAAATCATTAGAACAAGTTATAGGACACGATGGATCAATTTAAAATAGACACAGTAGTAGCAAGTGTAATTGCTAAATTTGAGCGTAGAGCTCGTATGGGAAACCAAAAATATGGTACCGATTTAGATCGTACTGATTTGGAAAAAATCGATTGGATTAATCACGCTCAAGATGAGTTAATGGATGGTATTCTATATTTAGAGAAATTAAAACAAGAATTACAGAAAGATTAGGTTGCATATATTTATACGAAATGAAAAATAACTCTACACATTCATATCAATCACCGTGGTGTATTTGCACTAGGATAGGGGTATGATATAGATAATAATATATAATATATTAAACGACCCCTAATCACAAGTTAGGGGTTTTTTATTTGGGAGTGAGGCTGAATTGGCTAAGCGCTAGACTGTAAATCTGGTAACCTGCACGGGTAGGTGGTTCGAATCCATCCACTCCCACCATATAGAGTAGTATATCAATGGCTAGATTACTTGCTTTGGGAGCAAGAGGTTGTAGGTTCGAGTCCTGCCTATTCTACAGAAGTAATATGGACAGCAGATGGAATTATTCCAATAAGCGGCGGTTGCCTGAGGGGCTCAGGATATTACTTCTAATACGCATCTTTGGTGAAATGGTATCATCACGGTCTCCAAAACCGTTGTTCTAGGTTCGAGCCCTAGAGGGTGTGCATAAGTCAGGTTGGCCGAGTGGTTAGGCGAAGGTCTGCAAAACCTTATACATTGGTTCGATTCCAATACGTGACTCGTTGGCTATAGCTCAACTGGTTAGAGCATCCGATTGTGGTTCGGAAGGTTATGGGTTCAATTCCCATTAGTCACCCCATTTAGGAAATATAAGATTTCCTGATTATGTTTATTATGTAAGGAGAGTTGTCAGAGCGGTCGAACGAGGTAGTCTTGAAAACTATTGTCTGTAACAGGACCGGGGGTTCGAATCCCTCACTCTCCTCATAGGTTGATTGGGATATATCCTTTAACTGTAGGAAGGGCGGATATAATCGGTTAGAAATGCCAATCATAAAAGTAGATGTCCACGCACCCATCTTCTACTTTCCTAAATTGCTTCCGTAGCTCAGATGGTAGAGCAGCTGACTTGTAATCAGCAGGCCGTTGGTTCGACCCCGACCGGAAGCTCAGTAATGGCCCTATCGACAAGCGGTTAAGTCACGTCCCTTTCACGGATGAGTCACGGGTTCGATTCCCGTTGGGGCTACAGTAAATTGCTCGATGGTGTAGCGGTAACACAAGCGTTTTTGGTGCGCTTATGGTAGGTTCGAATCCTGCTCGGGTAACAAATATTTATTATTATGATAACAACAATTGCAATTGCCTCATTGGCTGGATTTGGTTTAGGATGTATTTGTACTCTATTAGCATTTGATTACCCTAAATGTAAATGTGAGTGCAACGATAATAAAAAACAACTATTAAAAGGATAAGTTATGCTAGATTTAAAAGAATTACTTATAATGCTCGGTTTAGCCGTAGGTGGTCCGATGCCTAATCAAGACATGACATTTTACAGACAAAAATTGAGCAATGAGATGATAATGGAGCAAAAGCTTCAATCAGAAATTAAAGCGCTCGAGTATCGTAAAATGTGGGATGATGTAAATAAAACAGAAAAAACTGATTTTGCATCTAATTGGTTAAAAGAGAAAAAAACCGATGATAAGTTAACCCAACATAAAAAAGATCTTACTCAAACTAAGAAAAAAATCAAAGTGCTCAAACAAATCATTGAAAAAGATTCGTTAGAGCACGTTAAAATAGAACCTATGACATTATAGGTATAACTATTTTACTAAACAGATAAGTCTTTATCAATATTTAACAACCCGTTTCTTCCACCAGCATGTCTGCGGTTAGATACGGGTTGTTTTGATTTACGTTCAGTATTGTCAAATTTGACTAACACTGCGCTAAATAATGTACTAATTAATAATGAGATTGCTAATAATGGCATTTTATTTTATATTTTGTTCGACAATACGTATATAACACTTCAACGAAAACGACAAATTGCCATAATGTTCGTTGAAAAATCCACACTACGCCTATAATATTCAAATTTGGCTTTGTAGTATATACTATATTTATGGGGGAACTAGTTCTATCTATGAAGAAAGTAATTGCTATATTAATATTGGTTTTGGCATCATTCACTAGCCAAGCGCAAACTCCTAAATTGTTTTTACATAATGTAGAAAACAAAATCCAAATTGGTAAATTAGCAGGTAACCGCAATTTAGCATTTGGTGTCAAAAATATAGTTGAAGAACTATTATCCGAAAATTATTCATTAGTACCTACTAAAGACGCTGCTGATTATTCAGTACAAGTCGACATCGTATTTTTAGATGTTGAGCAATCAAATGTAAGTATAGGTATAATGCATCAAGATAAACAATCCGTCGTTATTAGTATGGTGGGTAAATTATTGAAGGGCGATAAAGTCGTCAAAACAAAAACAGCAACAGAAAAATCAAGCGAAGTATCAATGTCTACTTTAGTTATTTCTGAAGCAGGTGGTTTTAATCAAACATCATTATCAAATGCGTTGAAGAAAGCATCGGTTTCATTAACAACTAAATTATTAGACAAAATATGAAAAAATTATTATTCTTACTATTATCATTAGTAAGTTTAACCGCGTTTGCGCAAGAACCTAAAATTAGGTTAGCTGATGACTCTACTAAGGTAGATATCAATGGTGGAGTAATTGATAAAGGTGATGAATTCATCGTCAATGTTCAATTAAATGGTAACGGAAACACAACTTCTCGTTCACTATATTTTGATTTTGAATTCAATAATGCTGCATTTGATTTTATAAATGTAATTAATACAGGTACTGGTGGAAATGGTGGTGTACTTCCAGGAGGTGCTTCTATTACAATGGATAATTACACATATCCAGGTTATTCATTTGCTGGAAATGGTAATAACACATCCCCTAATGGTAATCAAAATTACAACAATGCTGGATACAGTTTTACTCAAGGTGGTCCTAAAACAATTATTCGTGTTTATTTAAACTGGGCGTCAAATTCACCATTACCTTATAATAATTATGGTGATTTATTGAAATTACGTTTTAGATTAAAAACAACAGCAGTAGGTGATGCATGGGATCCAATTAAAATGAACTTTGCAGCATCATTTAACCAAAATGGTTCATCAGGTGCTGCAATAAATGAAATTCCATTAACTACAGTAATTACACAAAACCCAGACGCTAAAAAATTCGTTAAAGCAGTATTGGATTTAAATGGAAATATCAATCCAACTCACGTTAAAGTATTATTTAAGAAAGCTGATAATACAGGACCAATGTTTAATGTAACAGCAAATGGTACAGTAAATATTGTAGATTCATTACTGACTGCAAATACTGCTTACCAAATTATGGTAATGGCTAATATGGATCAATTACCAGGTATAATGAACTCAGCAGTATCAGTATCAGATTATACAACAGCACAAGCAGAATTTGTATCTCAAAATCTAGATAGAACATATAAAAATACTAGTATAACAACAGGTATGGGATATTGGGC